AGATTTAATTTTATCTTCTAAGTCATCTATTTGATTATAAAGCTTTTTAAAGTCCTCACTTCCTGCAGCTGTGTTCTTTAATTCTCTTTTTAAAGCTCTTAACTCAGAAATAGAACCTTCAATGTTACTATTTACATTTAGATTTATTTGTTTTTCGATTGCCATTTTAAATCTCTTTTAATTTGTCTGAATCCTTGTTTAAATGTACTAGGTAATTCGTTTTTACCTTTTGCAATTTCTATATTTTCACTAACTCCGTAATGGTCGTGTAGCTGTAATAATGTTATAATATTTTTAAGCATTTTGTATAATGTTTATGTATTGTTTGTAATCAGGGTTGTGATATGTTATTTCTATTTGTTTAAAAGCTACATTTCCTGTTCCATTTGCATCTATAGGCACTATAAAAGTTCCATCTGCAGTATTACCTCTAGCAGCAAACGCTGTAGGGTTATACTCTACATCGTATTCTTCACTATTTAATTTTAAAATAGTAACTTCTAAATCTTGTGCAGTATTATCAATATTAAAATCTTGTTGAATAGCAAATCTTCCACCTGCATTAGTTTGATTTGTAATTTCTCTAAAATCAGATACTAATTCAAAATCTACTTCTCCTGTAGTTAAATCAGTTGTAAATTGATTTATAATATACTTCTTGTCCTTATAAATTATTTTATCATTTAATTTAATATCTGATAGCATTGTAATAGGTATAATAGCTTTTAATTTAACTATTCTACATCTAATATTATATAATCCACTTATATAATTTTGATACCATAAATTGAATAAAGAATTATTTGTTATTGCGTTTGATTCCCATACTGATTGTTCAGAATTAAAATTAATTGTTCCAATATTTCCATTTAAATATAATTCATTTGAAAACCTAACATATTTAGTTAAATTATTATAATTAGTACCATCAAATAATTTAATTGCAGTAGCTAATGTTGTAGCATCACCACCTATATTATTTTTATACATTAAAATAGGTTTTGGTTTGTATGGTTTTAAATCTTTATCAATTAATGAAGTAGTTAAGAAATTTGCATTAACAGGATTTCTTTCCCACATTACATCTTCGAAAGGAGTTTTAATTTCATAAGTAGAAGATTCATTTGAAAATTCATCTTCATATAATAAATCTCCATAATCGTAACCTCTATTAAAATTATTTCTAAAAAAATTATTTAATATGTTCTCGCTTTTTTCGTGTAAAAATGATAATTTTTTGTAAAGTTTTGTTCTTTCTATATCTACGCTATCATTAATTACATAATTATTAATATCTATATATTTACCATAATTATAATAAAACTCTAATGGTTCTAAATTAAATTCAGTTTCACTTGTAGCAGTTATAGTTAAATTAAATATTTTAATTATTCCATTAAAAAAATCAATAATTTTCATTGTAGGTACTAAAGTACCAATTTGTATAATTTGTGTTGATGTTGGGTTACTTCCATCTGCAGTATTTATTTGTTGCCCCCAACTTGTAAAAATACTACCATAATATTTTTCTTCTTGTAAATGTGAAGTATAAGAAAATGATGCAGTAGATTCAATTTCAAACCACATCGTATAAGTTATATTATGATTTTGTAAATATGTAAATAAATCAATACCTGCATTACCTATTAAATTATTATAAACTGCTAATAATCCTGCAGAAGTATATACTTTTAATCTATAGGGAATATTTGTAATATTTGGATAAATAACTAAAAAAATTGTTTGAGAAGTACAATTTGTAATACCATCATTTACAACCCAATCAATAGTATAAGTATCATTTGTGACATTTATATTTCTAGGTTGAGTAGTTGTATTAAAATTAACCCTTGAAATAAAACTATATGCATCAGTTTTTTCTATATTCTTACAATATAAATATAAATCAGTCCAATATGAAGAAGTAAATAAACTACTTGTAAAAGTTATATTGTATTTATTTTCTATAAATTCAAATATTTTACTAATAGGAATAGCAGGGAATAAATCAGTATATACTATTGACCTTGTAGGAGTACCACCTATAGAAACATCATAAGAACTACCTGTTAAATATTCATATTTATTTTGGTTTCCTACTAAAGGATAACATACTCCATCATCAATAGTACCATCTATTCTATTTTTAACTTCATTATATCCGTAATTATGATTAATACTACTATAATCTAAAATAGATAATTTATCTTCTTTAAATAAATCCTTAATTTGTTTTACTTTACCATAAAAAGTAATTGAAAAACTTTCAGTTCTATTATTTTTTTCGTTTACTTTCTCTATTTGTACTTGACCTTTTTTAAATGGTATTGTATTTATTTCTATTATAGCATCATATCTAACTCGCTGATCAAAACCATCATTAACTGCATTTTCATTCCAGTAGTTAAATATTTGATTATTTACTTTTGATGCAGGTACAGTAAAACTTTGTGTATAATCAGTAAATACCTTGCTTAAATCGTTTACATTTTGAATAGAAGAAGTTAAACTAATCTTTTCATCTTTAAACAAATCTAAGCGTTTGTATTCTCCTCCTACTTTAATATATACTTCTACTGATACCATTATATTACATTATTTATAAGTGAACTTGCTACTTCAAACTCCAACTCGTAATTAATTACTTTTTCGTTTAAATGTGTTTTAAATTGTTGAGATGTATTTTTTAAAGTTACTGCTGCATCTATAGTACCATCTGATGAAGTTAAATAAAGCATTTCAGATAAAAATATATCCTGGATATTAATATTTTCATCTTCTCTAAGCCAACCTGTATTGCATTTAATAGTTTTACTTCCGTTTTTATTAAATACTCTTTTTTGTCCGTATAAAGGATCGTAATTAGGATAAAAATAAAATTTAGAATAAGTATTAGAATTATAATCAGAAGCTTTAACATTAATGCTTTGATTGCTATTTTTAAATAAGGTCATAGTTTGCTTACCACCTAATCTATTTACATATTCTAAAGCAAATGGATTGTATTTTTGTTCACAGTTTGCAATTAGTTTACAAGTATAAATTGTAGTTTTGGGCATATCAGGTATAAATTCTTGTATTTCAAAAATAGTGCTAACTATTATTCCATCATCAGGAGCTACCACCATAGCTTTTCTATCTTGAAAAATTGAACCATCATTAATATAGTTTACATAACTAAAATATGTTTCGTAATGATCTTCTACAAAAGCAGTAGTACTATATTTAATTCTATATTCACTTGTTGTGCTTGTAAAATCTATAATTAAATCTATTTCAGGTATTGTATTTGTATCATAGTAATAATTAACATCATAACCTGTAGCATTATAAGTAGTTCCATTTGTATTTAAAATAGCTATTGATGTAGTATAATTAAAATTTTGATTATCATAATCATTATAACCATTTACAGCTACTAAATACTCATCTGAAAATTCTTCAAAACCTGTACCTAAATCTGCATATTTTTTAATATAAACACTATATGCAAACTCTAAATCTACATTAGAAAAAGTATTAATATAGTCATAAACAAAAGGGCTAATATTATAATAGTTTTTATATTGATAGGTACTATATTTAGTTTTTTCTAATGTTTTTGTAGGAGTTATAGGTTGTACTGTTCCTGTTCTCCAAATAGTAATCTCTAATTTAGTTGCTATTTGAGCATTACCTTCATCTATAGTAATTATATACGGACTTCTGCAGTTAAATATTTTCATTTTTTAATCTTTTAGTGTATCGTTCATTAAATTTTCTACATCCAAACCAAACTTTTCTATTAATTCGCCTGGTAGGTTTTTAAATGCTGCTTCAAATGGTTTAGTAAAAAACAAACTTGGCTTAATACCTTTTTTAAAAATAGCACTTCTAACTAAATAACTAGTTTGCTTATAGCTCATAAACTTGCCATCTGGTTTTCTAAACTGAAACCCTTTTCTAGCTACCCAATCAGTAATAGGTTTTGCAGGTGGCATTTTAGATTTATAACTAAATGGAGTGTTATATTTCTTTTCAGTACCACTAACTCCTTTATCCTGAAATATCCCGTAATCTTCCATTGTAAAAGCTAACCTAAAACTATTTGGTCCTACTTCTATTTCACTACCTAAGCTATCATAAAGCTTTTTATTTACATTCTTACCTTGCCTAGTTAAGTTGCTCCTAGATTGCTGTATAACATACTTAGCAAAGTTGTTTAAATACTTATATGTTTCTTTTTGGCTTAACATATAGTCATTTCATTTGAAACTATTATATCAAATGTAACAGCCCATCCTGCTAAATCATTTTCAAATCTTTCAGTAAATGGCTCATAACTTGGATTGCCTGATAATTCATAAGTACCATCTCTTAAATCACCTCTATTAAGTAAATCTAAAACCCTTGTAGCTAATAAGTGCTGAGTATTCCAAATATCTACTTTATTATCTGATTGCTTTTGGTTTATAATATCCATACAAAGCATAGTAATATTAAAAGAAATAACATTACCTTGATGCGTTGAAGAATTAATCATTATATGCGTTAAAGGGAATATAGTTCGTTTGTTTAAATCAACTTCGAATATATCTCCTTCTGTTACTGTGTTACAAAAAGGTTCTGCTAATAAAGCATCCTTAATTGTTTGTATTAAATTATATATCATATTTTTTTAGCATTTGTGATTCTATTTCTTGTTTTTCTTTTTCAAATGTTAGGAATGTAAGTGCAGCTGTAAGCCGAAGTTTCGATACTTCATCAAATCTTCTAGCATCTCCTTTAGCGAGAGCATAGAAAGAGCTATACCATCCCCACTTAGATCCGAATTGTGCTTGTCTATCATAGCTTGTACCTGAGGATTCATCTCCAAATAATTCAGGGAAGAAATCAATAATTCGTTGCTTAAATTGTAAAAAAAAACCATAGCACCTAAAACTACATCTAAAGGCATTTGCTTCATTACATCACAGTAGGTTATACTTCCGTTGTAATCTTGTATTAAATATTTATCACCACTTTTATCAGTTATTGGTCTGTATAGCACAGCCATTGCATTGTGCATTTTATCCCACTTACCAAAGTAGTTATCTAAGTCGCTAAACTCACCTAAAGTAATATCATCTAAATTAGGGATAAAACCAAAGTTAGTATCACCCAATTTAAAGATAGATTTAAGCTTGTAATCTACACTAAACATTCTATCTAAAGTTTCTATAATTTCGTTAACATCTTTTAAAGGCATTAAATCAACTAACTTTAAAGGTACATTACAAAATATCTCTATCATTTTCTGCTGTACAAAATTACTTTCTGGGTTGTTCTCCATAATAGATACAAACCTTTGATATTGATCTAAGGTAATTTCGTTTAAAGAAGTAGGTATAGTTATTTTAACCTGCATATTTTATTTTAAAAATAATTAATTAAGCTATTTGTATAAAGCAAAAAAGGTAGCCATTTCTGACTACCCTAACCAAAAAAAAATTAACCTAACTAATTATGAAACTCTTTCTTTATAATGTAAATATAATTCGCTTATTTTATTCTGCAGTTCCTGGTCTTGTTTATATATTTGTTTACCTTGTATCTTACTTCCGTTTATGTTTATTTCTATCTTTACTTTGTTAATCTTTCTTTTGCCTTCCATATAAAATTCCTGTAAGCATATAGGATATATTGTAATACCATTTTCTATACACCATTTAAAAGCTTCCATTCTTTTATCGTAATCCTTTAAGTATTCCTTCAAGCTCATTAGTCAATAATATTTGATTGGTTGTTTTAAAATAATCTCTAAGCTTAGTTAGTTCTTTTCTTGTGCTAGATATTTTAGCTTCAAGTTCTTTAACGTATATCTTAGCTTCATTACTTTCAAAGTCCTGATTGTGCCAGAAGTTTCTTTCGTTGCTATACTCCCAATCACCTGTCCAAGTTTCTGTAGGATCTATCATATTCTAGCTATTTGAATTATTACATAGATTAAAACTAAATAAGCAAATGTAAGCTGTGGTCTTTTGTTCTGTAAAAAGTATTTCATAAATGTTTTCATAGTTTTTGTTTTTAATTATGGTGTAAAACTACAAACAATATTTTAAACTAAAAAAACTTTAACAAAACTTTAACATTTGAATAGCTACTTGATACATAGCTTTCATCTTCTTAATCTCACCTACAGTTCTAGGTAAATTGATTTGTACTTCTTTTCCTGTACTATGATGTATGTAGCATTGTATTACTGCTATTATTTCTCCGTAAGTCATTAGTAAACGTAATAGTTACCTTTGTGCTTATTCTCTAACTGATAACTAACAGCATATCGTAAAGCATCTAGTAAGTGATTGTGATTATCTATAGGAGTATTAGATTTCTTTTCTAACCAAACGTAATTGTTTAACTCTTTAATTAAGTTAACTGATTCAGCTGTTATTATTAAATCATAATCCTGTAGTAAGCTTATTCCATAAGTAACAGAACCTGGTCCTTTAATTGCAGGTGTAATGTTTAAACCTGATTGTGCTAACTCAGTTATTAATCTTGGCTCGGCACTATCTGCTATTATAAGTCCATCGTTAACATATTGCTTATTTAAATTGAATATCTGCGACGTTGTAAGGTTAGGTAAGTAAAAGCATTCATTAATATAAATTCGTTTGTTAGAAACGTCTATATTGCATTCTATTAAGGTTGTTGGATCATTACTGAAACCAAAATCTTGTCCGTAGATAGTTGTGCCTATATGTTCGTACTTACCGATACTCCAATTATTAAAGATAACACCATCTGCTTTTTGTAACCAGCCACCTTCGATTTGATGTTTAAACTTTTCAGGTCTACGTTTTTTTATATCTTCTATTTGAGTTATAAAAGATTCCGAAAGATTATCTAAGTTATCTAAGTAAGTTGTATGTATATAAGTAGTATCTAGTTTAATTGTATTGCTACCTTCCTGGACTCCTTTACTTTCAAAGAAGCGTTTATATATCCAGTGTTCTTTTGTAGTTGGGTTAAGTATTAAAATAACTCTATTCTGTTTCTCTTTACTTCTTATAGATAAATCTATTTTATCAAAAGTATCTTCATCAACAAGTTCTTCTGCTTCATCTAATACCCAAGTAGTAACACCTTGTAAAGATTTAAGGTTTGCTGTTTGATCACCACTACTTGTTTTAATTCCTTTGAATAATATCTTACTTCCTGTTCTTAGATTTACTATTTCTTCTTTCGTTATATGGAAGTCGTTATGTAAACCTAGAGTTTCTATTTTATCTATAAACTCAGGTATGATAGAAATATAAGCTGATGTTAAAGTGTATCTTGTAAATAGTATTGTGTGACCTGCTTCGTAAGTAAGCATAGTAAGTAGTAGATTCACTGAGTAAGATTTACCAGATCCTCTACCACCTGTTACTACAAAATATCTACTATCGGCTTCACCAATAACTCGATACTTGTTATTTATTTGAATCATTAAAAGTAAATAGATTTCTAAAGTCAATATTAAACCCTTCGCTAGAATTAATATCAATACTTTGATTTGGTTTTCCTAAATAGTATTCTAAGAATAATTGTGCTGCTTTTATATCTTGTTTACTTACTGCTTTAGTATGTACCATTTTAATTACCTGTATTACATCTTCTACAGTTGCAGCTTGTTCTAATGCTGTACGATATTCATTCTTTCTTTTATCAGCTCCATTTGACTTAGTGCTGTTACCACCATTGAACTTTCTTTTGTCTATCTTTTCCATATCAATAAAAATCAACTATTGTTTATTTAAAAATAATATAAATAGCTAATTGTTAAATCGTTTAGATAATATCTTTCTATATAAATCGTTTACTGATTCTTTATTACATCCTCTATTGTAGTAAAAGTTCATAACTCTTTTTATTCTTTGTAGATCTGATTGCTTTTGTTTTTCTTTTGCTGTCATAATCTTATTTCTATTTTTTGTGTTGAACAACTTAATTTGTGTACTCCATTATATTGGTGGCACTTATTACAGTACTCCCAATACATACTACAATTAATAGCATCTTCTTCTCTATTAGGTATTAAGTAAGATTGTCTATAGTTATCAGGTGTTGCTTTAAACCTGTAACAAGTTTCTTTTGATTTACAAAGTATATCTTTGCACATAGCTATATCTGCCATAATTAAACTATTTTATGTCCGTTAATATTATATCCTTTCTTTACTGCTATAGATATTACAGGTAATTTAACTTTTAAAAAGGTAGCTGCTTCTTTATAGGTAGTAAAGGTATAGAATTCTTTATCTGGTGATAGTATTGTAATTGTTTTTCTTTTCTTAGTTTTTATCTTACCATCGTAAGTATTATCTATTATAGTTTGTAAACATTTAAAATCATCTTCTTCCCATTGGCTATATTGTTTATCCCAAAGGTAGCACTTAGGTTGTTTATATAGTATATCTATTACATCGTAAATATTTTGTTTATTCATATCTTAGTTTTTTATAAATGAAAATATATGTTCTATTATTGGTAAAGTCCATCCATCACCTAGTAAGCTACCTGCTTTTGAAGTTGTAAGTATATCACAATAATTATCAGTAAAACCTTGTAATCTGCACATTTCTATTTTGTTTACTGTTCTTACTAAATCTCCATCGTAAATTATATTAATAAATTGCCTTTTTGCTCTTTTCTTAATACTTTCCTGGCTTGTACAAACTCTACTTTCGCTTTCTAATAATGCTAAAGCTTTATCTCTTGTAACATATACTAAAGATGCTCCAAATTTTTCTCTGCCTTTTATATATTCTTGTGCTTTTTCTGAAAATTTATCTTTGTGACCAAAAGATTTTTCAGTTTGTTCTAATAAAGTTTTAGATTTTAATCTTTCTACATACCCATCAGTTATAATATCTTTAAACATTATACCTCTATCTTTTGGCTGTGGTATATCAGTTATAATATCTCCGAACATTCCATCTTGTCTAGTTCTTATGTTGCTCCAATAGTATCTATCTCTTAATTGAGCAGTTACTAAACTACTATTAATTCTAACAGGATAAACTCCTAAAGCTCTTGACATAATACCCACATCCAATTTAGAAGCACTACCTACATTTTCTTGCAAAAATAATACTTTAGGGTTTAATTGTTTTATGTGTTCTAATATTTCTACAAATGTAAAAAATAAACTTGACTTCTTTCCGTTAATTCCTGCTCTTTTACCTGCAGCACTTAAATCTTGGCAAGGTGAACCTGATAAAATTAAATCAATACTACCCCAATCTATATCCCATTCTTTCCATTTAGTTACATCTCCTACCTGAATAGTATCAGGGAAGTGATGCTGTGTTAATTCTATTGCATAAGGTTTAATCTCACTTGAATAATATTTATTTACTTTGATGCCTACATTCTCTAATGCTTGGCGACCTGTATTCATTCCGTTAAATAAACTAAGCACATTCATATCCTGCTTCTTTTTTAAATTGTTTGTATACTTCTAAAGTTACTGGTAATTCTTTTCCTAGCATAAGTAACCAATTACCAAAACCTACAGTTAATTCTTCAGTAGTTACATACTTGCTTATCTTTTCACCTGCTAGTAATTGTATTGCTGCATTATACTTTTCAATTAAATCTTTATCATAATCTTTAATATCATTAAATACATTAATTGCGTGTAATACTGTAGCGTGATTTTTATTTAGTGTATCTCCTATCTCTTGTAAAGAATAACCTCTACCCCTTAATATATTATAGTAAATCATTCTAGCTTCTATAAACTCATACTTTCTTGTTTTAGTTGTTATATCTACTCCTGTTACTTTTTGTATTGTATTTAATACCTTATTTTTTATTTCTTCTTTTATCATTTCTTAAATCTTAATCTTATTTTACTTCCTAATTTTTTTGCAATTATAGTTAAAGTTATAAAAGAAACCATTTCAATAGCTCGATAAATACCAGCACAAACTTCGTAATCTTCTACAGCTTCATATTCTGTAATAATTTCTCTTAGTTCATCTATTGTAGATCCGTTTTCAAGTTCATACAAAGCTATTTTAAAGTGTTCTTCTATTCTTTCTTTATCCATTATAATATCCCTCTTAATACATATTGATCCAGGTCCACTCCTTCAGTTTGAAAGAAGTATTTATAGTTACTAATACCTTGCTTAAACTTTTCTTCACCTTTAGCATAAAATTCATCACTACATTCAAATATAGCTATATCTAAACTACCTTTATCTATTGCAATAAACACAAAGTTATCTACTCCAAACATTTCTCTATACAGCCAAGCTTGTAAATCGTAAGAATATTTATCTGCTGAGTATCTAAAATCTTTTATACCTGTAGTAGTTTTTAAATCTATAATAGTATTGCCTTTTAATATATCTGCTTTTGCTCTAATTGGTATACCATCTATCATAGCTATTTGTGGTACTTCAAATTCTGCTTTTGTTAAGTATTCTTTTACTGCTTCATTTCTAAATAAAGCGTCTGTTAATCTTTCTGCTGCTTTTAGTTCACTATTAGTATAAACTTCTTTACCAGTTTCTTTTGCTAGTTTGTATTCTTTACTTGCTTTTGTAGCAGCTTCTACAAAAACCATATCGTTTAATTTGTTTGGTTCTAATACCATTGTATGGAATAGTTTACCATCTCTTAAAGCTTGTGTTTCTCCTGATCCGTATTTAGTAGTAAAGTAATAAGTTTTAGGAGAAGATAATAAAGTTTTAATACTTGAACTACTTAAAGCGTTTTGCCCTAAGTAATCATAGTAAAAACTATCATCATACATATTATCTAATATTTCTTCTTTATCCCAAACTTTGCCATCAAATGTAGTTATCATATTATCTTATTTTAATGTTATTTAATAAATTCATAGTTTCATCTGTATTTAATACTTCTCTGACTTCTTGTGCGTACATATCACTTAAATCAAATTCTTTGCTTAAAGCAGCTATAACATCTGTTAAATTAGCTACTAAGTAAACATCTTCTCTAGCTTGTGATAAAGCTAATAATCTTTCTAGTTTTGTAATAATTTCTTGTTTGTTCATAGTTATTTGTTTTTAAATTATATACAAATGTAAACATATTATTTTAATAAAAAAATACTTTAACATTTATTTAACAAAAAAGGAAGCTATTTGCTCCCCTTAATTTGTGCTATACAAATACTGTATCGTTGATCTTTATCTGGGTATTCTTCTACCATTATATCATCAATCATACATCTTTGTATAAATTCATTTTCTTTTTCTTCTGGTTGTGGTGTTGGTATTGGCATAGTATAAATTATTTATTGTTTTCAATCCATTCAGTTTGTAGTTTTTCGTAATGCTCTATTTCTCTTTGCAGATAATCTAAAGCTTTTCTTAAGTCCTGGAGTTCGTTATCTTTCTTACCTGCTCTTGCAAGGTATTTAATTATATTACCTCTATTGAAGTTTAAGTTATAATCTTTAATAAAATCTATTACATCATAACCTTTATTATTTTCGTAATGAAATTGTGTTGCTCTCATATCTACTTGTGCCATTATTCTATTCTTAAAAATTCAGATTCAGTATATTCTAAAAACCATTCTTTATTAGTTTCGTACTTTTCTATAATAGCTTCTAAAATTACTAATTCATCAATAGTTTTAGTTGCTAGTTTGTGTACTAAACTTTCTATTTTTCTTTCTATGTTTAAAAGCATTTCAGGTTCTGATTTGTGCATCTTAACATATTCTTCACTTACAATATGCTCCAGGTCTTTATTTAAAGAGTTAATTCTATTCTTTAAACTTTGTCTATATTGTGTAGTTGTTTTTAAATTATCATTAGCTTCTAAAAGTAGTTGCCCTAAGATAATTGACTTTAAGTATTCTAGTTGTATTATATTCATATTTCTTTTAAAATGTTTTCAGGTTGTATTTTTAAATAAGTTACCTCTTTTGCTACTTTGTATCGTAAACTAAAATGTGTAGAAGCAGGGTTTTTGTTGTTAGTTTCCCAATCAGGTTTTACCATTAGTAAATTCCAAAAGTAAACACCCCTTGGAGTAGAATTAACATAAATAGGAATATCTAAATGCTTTTCACATTCTACTAACATAGCATCATATTTCTTTTTTTCTAAAAGCATATTATCGTAGTGTGCTGTTCTACACTTTAATTCTATTCTGTGTTTGAATTGTGGTGAATAGCAATCCCATCGGCTCATTTGGTTTTTAGATTTAACCAAGTCCTTATAGATATTTTCTTTTAGCCAAAGAAATAGATCTTGTTCGTTCCAGTTATGCATCCTGTTGAGTTTCGTAAACTTTTCTTAAATCGTTAAGTGTATCTCTCCAGCAACTAGCACAATTACTATCCTGTATTACTTCATTAAAAACAGCTTTATAAATATCTTTAATTCTCCATTGTTCTTTAGGAGTTAAAGTTTCTTTTTTAAACTGAAAGTAAGGTAGTAAAAATTCTATATCTTCATCGTTTAAGCAGTTTGGTTTTCTGTAGCTCCAAATTTTATTTAGAAATTCTTTTCTTGCATCACATCCACAATTAATTCCTGTAGCGTTTGATACAGCATCTACTACTGCTTTAATACCTGTAGCAGTTGTAATTTGTTCTACAGTATCTCCTAATCCTTTTGGTTTTCTTTTTGCCATAATTTATAGTTTTAAGTTATCGTAATCTTCTTTTAATAGTTCTTTTAATTTTTCTTTATGCTTTTTTAGTGAGTGAAATATACTTACAAAGCTTATTCCTGTTTCTTTTGCAAGTCCTCTAATGCTAATATTAGAATCTCTATAAATAGAAAATAGTTTTTTATCGTACCAATCCCAGTTGTTTACTTCAGATTCTGCTTTAGTTCTAAATTCGTTCCAATCTAACTCTTTTTCTAAATCAAAGTCATCTACCATATTGTAAATTTCTTCGTTTAATTCGCATTTAGTTATTCGTTTCTTAACATTGTAAATTTGAAAATGTATGTTTCTAATAATAATAAAGCAATAACCTCTATTTAATTTACCATTAGTAAACATTTGTTCTTCTGTTACTTTGTATTTATGTAACAAAAGATAAAATTCTTGTACAATATCTTCTGCAAATTCTGATTCAAATACTGAAGCTAATTCAACTAAGTAATCTTGGTACTCTGCAACTTTTTCTAAGATTCCCATAAAATATTAATTGATAAAATACCTAGTAACACTTGTATAGTGTGGTAATTTTCTTCTTCTTGTTGATCTACATCGTATAAACAACCTATCATAAAGCCGTGTATAATTGCAAATTGTAACTCTTTACCTGAGTAAACTGCCCAAGTTATTAGAGTAAATATTAATAAACTAATAAGCAATATCATAATTGAAAAGTTTAGCTTTTATTTTACCTATTTTTATTTCTTTTAAAGCAGGTTTAACCTGTATGTTAATTTCTATATTAGTTAACTCATTATCTTGCTTTAAAATCGTTTTAAATGCTTCTTCAATAACTGCGAAATCTAAGCTATCTTCTGCATTAATTAACTCCTCTATCATTTGTAGCTTAAAAGTTACATTTTTAAAGTAGGTTAACAGCTCAGCATTATCAGAGTGATAAACTAACATTCTGCTAGTGCTTAATTGCAAATCGTTTAAATGATTTTTAATTGTTATTTTTTCCATAGTTCAAATGTATAAATTAATTTTTAATAAGTAGATAACTAAAAGTCCAAACCTTTAATATTTTTTGCCTGTAGTAAGTTTACACCTGCATAAGTAAAACCAATATTATTAGGCATCATTCTTAATTTAATAGGTGCATCTATTGAAGTAGGCCTACCACCTGTTTCTACTTCTTTAACTTTTCTTACGTGTACTTCGCTAATCATCCAATCTGTTGGGTGCTGAGTATATCTATGAATAGTAAATACATCATCAGCTCTGTTACCCCATTTACCACCACCTTCTACATCTGCCATATTTGGAGGCACAGGTAAACCATTATATTCGTGTTCTTTTGGGTGTGTTCTTCTTAAAGCTTCTGTAACAGCGTGAGTATTTAACCAAATAGATATTTGATTTTCTTTACAAAATAAACGCATTTCGCTAGATACTTGGTAATCGTATTCGTGACTACCTACATTTTTCATTAAATCTCTATCTTTTGCAAGTGAGTTGTAAGGATCAATAAGTAAAGCATCGTAATGCCATTCATTATGTATTTCTTTAGCTTCTTTAAGCAAATCTTTGTAAGTGTATAGTTTATCTACATCGATAATTTTAAAGTGCTGTAATACCCAGTTTAAACCAAATTCTATTTCATCATCAGTCATTTGCTGAATTGCTTTATTTCTTGCAAATTCTAGTATTTTTCTAGCTACTGAAGTTGAGGTGTTTTCTGAAGAAAAGATTAACCACTTAATATTATGCTTAATAGTGTACATAGTCATTAAGTAAAGAATAACTGTAGTTTTTCCTACATTGGCGTGTCCTATAATAACATTAAAGTTTGCAGGTTTAAATCTAATGTGTTCATCAAATTCCGGTATGTTAATTTTAAGTCCCTCTTTAACCCTACCATATTTAACATCTAAAATGTTTTTTTGTATATCTAATAAATTCGCTAACATAGTTTTTGTTTGTTTAAAAAAAGGGTAGCTTTTACACTACCCTTGATAAATTAAAATGGTAAATCAGCAACTACCTCAGCAGCGTTTACTTTAATGTTTCTAACGCTGTTATGGTCTGTATTAGTAACTACTTTATCAGCTACTTTAACATTACCATCAGTCCAAACTACTTTACCATTACCTACAAAGTTTCTTTGTTCTTTTGCAGCTTGTTGTTCTTTAGTTTGTGATTCCCATACTGATACATTTTGTCCGTATCCGTTAGTTTCATCATTTAAAGATAAAGTATAGTTTTTATAACTTCCATCTTGTTGTTTAATTCCAATGTTTAATAATGTACTCATAATTTTTAATTTAATTGTTATTTATTTAATTTTTAATAGTTCGTCTTTTACTGATTTTGATAATTTGTATTTAGTTTCTATTGCTGCTAATTTACCACCTTTTTTTAAATATTCAATAGCTTGTGTAAATTCAGGTGTATTTTTATTTAGCCAAGATAACTCTTTTTCTTTAACTTCTACACTAGGTTTACTATTTTCTTTTTCGTGTGTATTAGTTGCATCGGCATCTTGTGTATCATCAATAAGTAATAAGTTGCCTAAAGCATACTTTTTACCATAACTAGAAGCTGATCCAAAAGCTTGTGGTATCTGCATACCTTTTTGTGCTAAATCTACTCCTACTATTGCAGTAGCTTTAATTTCTTGTACACCATCAATATCGTGTATAGTTGCCGCTGAACAAATAGTTGGTATATCACCATAAAATAAACATTCCTCAGTTATAGTAAAGTATACACCATACTTTTCATTAAATGGTTTAAGTGCTTCTAATATATCTTCTGCACTTCTAAAATTGTACTTACCAAATGAATTAAATTTACTCTTATTCGATTTAAATTCTACTTGGATTTTACTTAGTTTTTCGTGTAATAATTTCATTACTTTTCTAAATTATAAATTTGTTGTTTAATAATAATTTTGTATTCTTCAGGGCAATTATCTTCACAAAGTTCGAATACATAGGTTTTTACTTCGTTAAGGTTTTTCTCTAATTCACAGATACGCTTTTGTAAAGCTTCTACCTGGAATCTTTGGTAATCGATTAAATCTTTCATAGTATTTGTTTTTAATTATGAAGCAAATATACAAGTATTTTTTTAATACCAAACTAACTATTAATACTTTAACATAATTTTAACATATTGCAAAAAAAAGGGTAACCGTTAAGTTACCCAATTTCAAACAAAAATTACTATGAAAACTAAGAAAATTCTTTTAATTTGTCTTTATATTGTTCTATCATATCTTTTATTTCATCTAAACTCCATTTTTTAGTTTGTTTAGTCAATAAGTATAATTCTTCTGATAGTTCTTTTCCTATTTTTAAGCTAAACTCGAATTGTTTACCCTGCTGCATTACATTACATCCATAACATTGTGGAGCTACATTCCTTTCGTCCCACCTGGTACTCATATATTGTCTAGACATAAAGTGACCACAGTGTATTTTTTTTACTTCATATTCTCTATCACAAGTAATACAGGTACAATATCCATTTTTAGCATTAGAATATCTAATATACTTGCTAAATACTGCATCTAATTCTTTTACTAATTGTGATTTTGTTTTAGCTTTCATAGTACAAATATAGCTAAATATGTTAAAGTTTAAAAAAATATTAAAATAGTTATCTAGTTTTTGTAACTTTTTTATATATTTGTCGTATAATTATAAAACGGATGCGTCCAAGACTTGCAAAACCTAATAAAAATGGAAGTTGCTCGGATCAGGTAAAATTAGAATTGTTCTTTTTCTATAGGGGTTTTTCTTTCTTTTCTTTTTCTTTTTTACGCTTTTTTCTTTTTCTTTTCTTTCTTTTATTATAACTACTTACAATAAACTAAAATACTTTCTAAAGCGATATACTAAATAACAAACAAAAATAACTATTAGTAATAACAAATATTTAAAATAACTTTCTTTCTTAATTACTTCTTTATTTTTAGTTACAGTAATAGTTTTAGTTACATACTTAATTACTTGCTTATATTTAACATTATTTTGTTTACTATATAAAGTATTATCTTTTTTCTTTTCGTGTCTTAAAACAGCATTAAAATAGGTATTACCATTATAAGTGAATGGTTTTAAAGTATCTTTAGCGAATACAGTAAGTAAATCTGTAGTTACATCGTATTTAATAGTAACATTACTACTATCCGTTAAAGTTGTAGTTACTTCTTTAGCTGTTTCTGTTTTTATTTCTGCTTTATTTACAATAGCTTTTCTACTACCACAACTAACTAAAAATAAACTAATAATTAATATATACAGTCTTACCATCTTTTTTTATTGCTTTAAGTATTTGCTTTCTGTTTTTACCTTTATTATAAGAAACGTGTACCCAATCAGGGTTTTTATCTGTACCAAACTCCCAAATCATTTGGTCAAACTCTAAATTATTTTTAATATAATCGAATATATCTTTATTAGTAAACCCTGTAGTAGCTACTAAATCTAAAGCTTGACCTTTATTGTGCTGTGATGTTTTAGATCCACCTACAGCTTTATTTAACTTTTCACTTCTATATCCACTTGAAATTCTAATTGGTTTACCTATACCATCTCTTAAAGGTTGGAATATATTATTAGCTATTTCAATTAAGCTTTTTAAATGCTCATTTGTAGGGCTATTATCAATACCTTTAGCTTTTGCAGTATCAGAGTGTATTAATTCTTCTAGTGTTAAGTTTTTAGTTATTATCATTTTAAACTATCTATATCAGTTTTAACTTCTTTTGCTCTTGTAATAAGTTTTTTTAATAGTTTCCAAATATCTACATTTAAAGCTTCTTCTATATTTTCTTTAATTGAAACTAATTCAATAAATACTAAAATAATAGCTACTAGTTTAGTAAATAAAAACTGAGTGCTAAAGTGTAGGTTTACTAATTCATTTAAAAGAAATTTATCTATAAAATATAAGCTAATAATAGATACTTGATATAATAGCATCTTTGATATAACATTAGATAGTTTACGGCTGCGAATAGACTTCAATCCGTTTAACTTTATACTCTTAAAGATTCCTGTAAAAGTATCTAACATTATACCAAAAGCAACTGCTATTAATAGC